GAGGCACAAAGGGACAAACAATACTTTACGATGCAGAAAGTGCTGAAGCGGTTACTATGACAGCAAAAAGCGAAGGAGATAGACAGTTAAGTTATATCATAAGAAATGTACTGGGAGAAGAAAATACAAAAGAATTTATTGTATTAGAGGGTACTGTAGAATTAGAGAGAATAGTGTTTGATACTACAGAAAATGAAATGGAAAACTTTATACAATCTACCAAAAAATCAAGTTATTTTGTGTTTTCAAAAGTAGAACAATATCAAGGCAATGCAGCAGTGGCAGAAGTAGGACAGACAGATTTTCCAACTGGTACAAATCCAACTGTTACAAATGCAGATTATTCTAATGCTTTTACACTGTTAGAGCCTTATGTATTTAATACTATCTGCATTGATACAGAAAGTGTTGCAATACATACCCTTTTGACTGCATTTATACAAAAAATATACAATGAAGGAAATATATTACCTTTTGCAGTCATAGCAGAAAGTACCAGTGTACCGTTTGAAACAAGACTAGCACACGCAAAAGCAATAAATGCTTACAATGTAATATATGTAGGAGGCGGTGCAATAGATACATTAGGGCAACCATTAGAAGGTGTCAGAGCAGCAGCAAGAGTGGCAGCAATGGTAGCTTCTACTGCTTGTAATCAAAGTTTGACACATATAAAGTTGTAACAGGTATGACAAATGTACTGGAAATACTCACAAACAGCCAATACGAACAAAGTATTGACGCTGGTATGCTGACATTTAGTACATCATCTAGCGGTAATGTATGGATAGAAAGTGCTATTACGACACTCAATATGCCACAAGGAGAAGATGACGAAGGCTGGAAAAAAATCAAAAGAACAAAAATTAGAAAAGAATTAATGAATAGAGCTTCTGCAACAGTAGAGCCTCTTATTGGCAATATCAATAATGATGGAGATGGCAGAGCAACAGTAATGATAGCAATAGGGAATTTACTTTCTTTTATGCACACAGAAGGGAAACTGTTAGAAGGTGGATATATTGAAATAGATAAAAATAATTTACCACAAGGAGATATTGCTTGCTTGGTTTAATATTTATGCAGATGACATTGACAGCTTAGAGAAAATTTATTTTGTTTATAAATTCAGATATTCTCCAAATTTATAAAACAATAGAAAATAAAGTAAGGAAGTGAATTAATTATGTTAAATCAGCAATCAATATTAGATGTTACAAAGCTTATGACAGGAAAAGATGGACAGCTTTTTGTAACACAAAAAGACGGCACACAATTATTTTTAGCTGAAGTAGATACTTTTACAGCACAATTATCACAAAACAATGTAGATTATCAGCCTGTCGGTTCTGCACTGGTTTATGGTGTACCTAGTGGATATAGTGTAACACTCACATTAACAGAAGCAGTAGTAAGAGATGATGTTATGATTGAAAAATTACTAGATGACATTAAGCAAGGGTATTTTCCTACATTTGATTTTCAGGGAAAATTGAGAAGGCGTGATGGACAGTCTTCCAGACAAATTTATAGAAACTGTTTGCCAGATGGTACAGTGGATTTAATGAATTTGACACCGGGTGATATTATCAAAAGAAGCTGGAGTTTTAGAGTGAATGCGATACCAGAATATTTAGAAGGTTTTAGATATGATATAGAATAAATAAGTGCAATATATTGATTTTGCACATATGATATGTTAGTATAATACTATAATAAATTAAGGAGGTATGATACTATGGCTACTACTAATATTACAATTCGTATGGATGAGGAATTAAAAAAACAAGCAGAAGAATTATTCTCAGATTTAGGATTAAATATGACAACTGCTTTTACAGTGTTTGCAAAACAGGCAGTAAGAGAACAAAAAATTCCTTTTATGCTTTCTAAAAAAACACCTAATCAGGAAACTTTAGAAGCAATCAGAGAAATAGAAGAAATGAAAAAAAATCCTGAAAATTATAAAGGATACACAAATGTAGATGAAATGATGAAGGAGTTGTTACAATGACAAAATATGTTGTAAAACCTTCTAAGAAGTTTCAAAAAGATTTAAAAAAGGCAAAAAAAAGAGGCTATGATATTGATTTGTTAACAGAAGTCATTCGATGGTTGGCAGATGGAAAAATATTGCCAGAACAATATTTAGACCATAAATTATCTGGAGATTTTATGGGTTGTAGAGAATGTCACATCACACCTGATTGGCTTTTGATTTATGAAATTAACGAGGGAGAATTACTATTATATCTTACTAGAACAGGAACACACAGTGATTTATTTTAATATAAAAAACGCTTATAGTAAAAATATAGGCGTTTTTTTATTGTATGAAAAAAGGAGAGAAAAACAATGGAAAATAATACAACATTTGATTATGAACAGGAAGTAAAACAATTACCAAGCAAAGAAGAAATATTGCAAAATGAAGACGAAATGATTGCAGGATTGTTAGAAGCAGCAGCATTTAAAAGCGATGATAGCTTACAAAAGAAAATAGAAATCAAAAGAAATGGTAAATTGCTATTTTCTTTTTTTGTAAGACCACTTACAGAAGAAGAAATACAAGGCTGTAGAAGGAAAGCGACAAAAAGACGTCCAGACCCAAGAGGTAGACAATTTGGTATGATAGAATTAGAAACAGATTATTTTAAGTTAAGAAGCTATAAAATTATTGCTGCAACAGTAGACAAAGGACAGGGAATATTGTGGAAAAATAAAAAGCTAAAAGATAGTTTAAATGTCATAGATGATGTAGATGTAGTAGAAACGGTGCTTATGGCAGGAGAAAAAGATAGAATTAGTAATATCATTGATGAAATTAGCGGATATGGTGCAGATGATTTTACACTTGAGGATACCGCAAAAAACTAATTGAAGCAGGTGGAAAAGCATATTTGTTACATAGAATATGGCAGACAAAAGGAAAACTGCCACATGAAGTATTATCACTCAATAAAGGAGAACAAGCTTTTTTGTTTGCCAGTGAGTTAGTAGCAGCAGAAAACAAAGAAAACTTTTCTTGCCCATTATTTAAGAAGTAATAAAAGTGAGTGCTTGCATTTTGTAAGCACTTTCTTTTTTATATTGAGGTGGTGAAATTGGCACAAACCGTAGTAATTGACATTGCAGCAAGGCTGCAAGACCAAACAAGTGCAGGCGTACAAAAGGTAAGAGAAAATGTAGACAGGCTGGGAAAAAGCATTGAAAAAATGAAAAAACAGATGTCTAAAATAAAAAAGAGCGAGGTAGCTTTAAATGTAAAAGATAAGGCAACACAGGCAATAGAAAAAATTTCAAAAACAGTTTCTAATTTAGGCAGAAAAACGTGGAATGTATCTGTTAAAGTATTGGACAAAGCAACTGCACCGTTAAAAGGTATACTCAATATGCTGAAAAATCCCATATTTCAGGCTGGTGCTGTACTAGGCATATCGGCAGGAGCAGCAAGCACTTTTCAGACTTATCAAAATTTTGAAAAAAGTATCAGTAATGTCAAAGGATTAAGTGGTGCAAATGCTGCTGATATGGCGGAATTAACAAAAGTAGCTAGAGAAATGGGAAAAACTACAACAAAATCAGCAAGTGAAGCAGCTGACGCATTAGGATATATGGCTCTAGCTGGTTGGGATAAAGACCAAATGAAAGAAGCAATACACCCCGTATTGCGATTGTCTGAAGCTGGTAATTTGGATTTAGGTAGAACTAGTGACTTAGTGACTGATAGTATGAGTAGCTTGGGTATTAACGGAAAAGAAGACGGAGCATTGCAAAGTTATTTAGATAAAGTTGCAAAAACAGCTTCTAGTTCGAATACCAATATTGATGCTATGATGGAGGCATTTTTAGAATTTGGCGGCACTGCAAAAAATAGAGGAATTGCTCACGATGAAGCGAGTGCTTTAATTGGTGTGCTTGCAAATAGAGGTGTCAAAGGCAGTGAAGCAGGAAATGCTTTAAATTCTGTACTACAGAATTTAACAATGGGCAATGGAATTGCAGGAACAGCAATGAAAAAATTAAATTTAAGTGCCTATGACGCACAAGGCAATTTTAAGGGATATGCTAATGTATTAAAAGAATTAAACGATAAAATAAAAGATTTGTCACAGGAAGAAAAAGACTATTATTTAGGTGCAATAGGTGGCAAAACACGAATGAGTGAGTTACAGCATTTGTTATCTGGTGTGAGTGGAGAATATGACGAATTAAAAGATAAAGTAGCAAATTCAAGTGGTGCATTGGAAGAAATGGCAAATATTATGAATGACAATATTTATGGTGATGTCAAAGCATTGCAGAGTGCTGTAGAAAGTGTACAGCTTGATTTTATGGATAAATTTCAACCAAGTGCCAGAAAGTTTTTACAGTGGAGCAAAGACTTAACACTTTCATTTGGACAGAAACTTACAAAAGCAGCAGAAAAATTCCAATATAGAATAGAGAAAATAGAAAGTACAGTAAAAGAGTTTAAAAGCAGTAAACAATGGCAAAATGCTGATTTGTCTGAAAAAATCAGTATTGCATGGGATAAAATCATAGCAGAACCTTTTGCACAGTGGTGGAGTAGTAAAGGGAAAGAATGGGCTTGTGGACAGCGGGCATTTCTGCACTATTAGGGATTGATTTGGGAGAAGCAGCAGATAGTGGCTTTGATATTGGCAAAAGTTTTGCAGAAGGTTTTATCAATGGTTTTGATGGCAGTAAAATATGGCAAGGACTCAAAGAGAAGTCAAAAGAACTTGTTGTAAATGCTTCTAAAATATTGCCTGGTGGAGAACAAGCAACAGGCGGTAGTTGGCTTTCTGCTGGACTACTAGCTTATGGTGGTATCAAAGCAGGAAAGGCATTAGGGGCAGGAAAATTACTAGGTAAACTAGGAAGTGGAGCAGCAGAAACAGTTACTTCAGCAGCAAAAGCAGTAAAACCAGTAGCACAAAATGCTAATAATTATGTTGACTTTTGGAAAAATGCAAATTTACATAGTGTAACAACAAGAGAGGCAGCAATAAAAAGCTATCAAAAAACTTTAGATGGTTTTGTTTCTTTAAAATTAGTTCCGTCTCTTGAGAAATTGAAAAAAACACCTAGTATAGGAAAAGCAGGAAAGTTTTTAAAAGGAAATGGATTAAGTTTATTGTTTTCAGCAGCAGCTGTAATGCAGGCAGAAGACAAGAAAAAAGAAACAGTTGTACAAGGTGGTAGTTTTGCTACTAGTTTAGCTGGTGGTTCTTTGGGAACAAAAATAGGTGCAGCAATCGGTACAGCAATAGCACCTGGTGTAGGTACAGCAATAGGTGGTGCAATAGGAGGATTGGCAGGTAGTATTGGTGGTTATATGGGTGGTGAAAAACTTTTTAGAGGATTGACAGATTATTTTAAACCAGAAGAAGAAAGAGAAACAGAAGCCATTAAAAATAATATTAGCAATACACAAAGTATAAGAAGTGACTTAAAAAATGTAAACGATTTGATATGGGAAACAGAATATCTCAAAAAAAGGTGGCAGGACGTAAGAGAATAACTTTCTAAAACGGATTTGTCACAAGAGGATAGATTACAAAAGCAACAGGAATTAAATGATATTGTAGAAGAATTATCTTCTCTTTATCCTAGTATGATAAGTGCAGAAGATGTAATTAACGATAAACTAGATGAAAGAATTGAAAAAGTACAAAAATTGAACGAGTGGGAGAAAAAACTACAATTTGCAAATTTGAAAAAACAAAATTTAGAAAATGCTAAAAATTTTGATAAAGTAAATGAAGATTATATCAATGGTAAAAAAGAAGTTACAAATTTAGAAAAAGAAGAACAAAGAATGGAAAATATCAGAGAAAAAATGCAGGATTTGATATTAGAGAGCGAAACATTGGGTAAAAAACTAGAAACATTGGAAAAGGAAGGCAAAGCAACTTCTGACCGTTATAAAAGAATACAAGAAAAAAAGAAATCGGTTGATTATGAAATGGATAATATAATGAAAGAAAATGGTTTTGAATATGGTACAAAAGAAGGTCAATTTTTACCAGGTGATATAGCAGGTACTGCATTAGAAGCAATAGACTCTTATATGGGCAAACTTTATGAACAGTATGCAGCAGCATTAGAAAAAGATGCAGAAGTAGAGAAAATATTAAGCGACTGGAGAAATAGCGAACTACAGCAAATTGAAATAGAATATGGGGAACCAATAGAGCAAGCAATACAAAAGTATGATGAAATGGACGCTGCGGGACAGCAAGCATTAGAAAAAGCCATCAGAAAGGTGATGGAGTTAGATGAGAAATATAAAGCATTACCAGATAGAATTGTTACAGAAGCAATGTTTAAAATAGTATATAGTGGTGTTCAACCTCAAGATATGATAAAGAGATTTACAAATCCTTTAGGAACAGGAATTAGTATGGCTTTTGATAAATTTACAAATCAAAGTGTAGATAAAAAAGCGATGGGAGGTATTGTCAATAAACCACATTTAGGAATGATTGGAGAAGCAGGAGCAGAGGCAATTATACCTCTTACTGGTACAAATAAACATAGAGGAATAGCATTATGGCAGCAAACAGGGGAACTCTTAGGCACGCTGCCAAAACACGCAAGGGGTGGTATATTTGGTGGAAGTATAGATTATAAGTCTATGTTTGATGAAGCAGAGAACAAAAAAGAAGCAATACCAAGTAGTATTACAATTAGTTTAGGAGGTATGAATTTTACATTTACAGGTAATACAGCAGCAGATAAAGAAAGTATTATCACAACAATAAGGCAACAAATGCCAGAAATTGCAAATGAAGTAGCAGAAACCATTGCGAAAGAGTTACAGAAGTTATTGCCAAATATGAAAGCAAATATTGCATAGTTTGTTGAAAAATGAAAAATCCTATGATATAGTTATTTCGTAATGTTTTAATAACTATATTATAGGGGGAGTTATTTTGAAAAGACTAATGTATTTTGTAGGAATGTGTGCTTTATGTGCCACGATAGCTACGGCTTGTACAAACAATGAAACAGAAACAAAAAACGAACAAGAAGTAACAAATTTAGAAAAAGAAACTGTTAAAGATACAACAGAACAAAAAGAGAATGATGTAGCTATTGAAGTAAAGGGAGAATACTTTATTATCAATAAAGAGCTTTTTAAAGATGAATTTAACTTTATAGCATCTAATATGGAGATACCCGAAATGAAGAATTTGGAGTATCAAGAATGGGAACTTGGTGGTGATAAAGTTCAATACTATTTTTCAACTGTTGATAATGAGTTTAGTATTAAGCTAATGAAAGCTGAACAGGGACAAAATTTTGATACTATTTCAGTGGATAGTGTATATAATTCAGAAGAAGATGATACTAAAGTGTTTGCTACAATGTTTGCAGTAGCTATGATGTGTGAACAGTTTAATAGTTCTGATATTTCACAAGAATTTCGAGAAAAATTTGGAAATGACATGACAAAGGCTTTTATGGACGTCATTAGCACAAAAGAAAGAAAATATATACATGGAAAAAAATGTGCATATGCTATTTCGTATAATGCTTCCGATGTTTCTGCTGATACAATACTTTTTGTTGCAATGCCAATTGAAGAAGAGAAAATCTCTACAGAAAATGATGGTGAAGCTGAAACAGAAACAAATAAAATTTCTACAGATACCTCTAAACCAACGGAACAAGAAATAGAGATTTATAATTATATTAATAATTTGTTAGAAATGGGAGTAGATACTTCTCAAGAGCCATCTGTTAGCGAAATAGCAAGTTATTTTGGTATTAGTGAAGAAATGGTAGACGGAAATTATAATGCCTATAAACAAGGTTATCTTGAACATACTTATGAAGATTATTGTGATAAGTTAACATCTGAAAAATATGGAATTTCTATTGATGAAATAAATAAAATTTGGACAAAAGTTTATTCTTATGAAAATAAATAAACATAATAATGAATTAAAGAAATACCTCAGATAATTTTTCTGAGGTATTTTTGGCGTTAGACATTTAATCTATCTTTTAGTGCGTCTTGCAATACACGAGATAAACTTAATCCAGCTTCTATTGCTTTATCATCTAACCATTTTGGTATACTGACAGTTCTTTTTACTGCACGATTGTCTTTCACATCAACACGAATAAAATTTACAAATTCGTCTGATGTGATTTCAATACTTTTTAAATCACTTGCAGAAGGAATACTTTGTTTTTTGTCTATAAGATATTCTAACCATTGTGTTAAAGCATATTGTGCCATATACATAGCATTTGCTAATGATTTACCTTCTGTGATACAACCAGGTAAATCAGGATAGGTAATGGTAAAAGTATTGTCTTCATTTGCATGAAATATAGCGGGATAAACATATTCTGCCATAGTAAAAACCTCCTTATAGTATAGTAATATATTTGTTTTGAAAGCAGGGCTTATTTTAACCCTGCTATTTTCAGTATTGCTCTTGCTGTATTTTCGTTTATTTCACGATGTCTTGGGACTTGTACTGGACGTGCATTTTCTTTTTCGTAGATAGTATGATTTCCATCATCTCGGTCTATATGATAACCAACAGCTTCTAGCTTTTTGATTAAGTCCCTACGTTTCATTTGACCACCTCCTATAACAATATTATATTACGTAATTTACGTAAAGTCAATAGAAATTATGTAATTTACGTAAAAATATTTTTTACTCCCAAATAGAAAGTTGAGGTGATAGCTATAAAAATCATATTAACAGAGTGTGACACAGGGAATTTTATGACATTTCCTATGCTGCCAGAAGAAATAAAAGTAGATTGTGCTACAAGATTTCAAAGTTATGATATTATGAATATTGGTGAGGTGATGCAGCCACTAGGAGAGGATTTAACGAGAATATCGTGGAGCTGCAAAATACCAGGTGAAAAAAGACAAGTCAAAAAGGAAAATGGAAGTTATCAAAATCCCTACATTATTGTTAGCCACGGCGACCCTTTAAAGGTGCAGTCGTGGTTTTCTTTTTTAAGAAATAGAGGAATAAAATGCAGGTTACTGATTACAGAA